GCCTCAGCATAAGCTGTAGCGTCTCCTTGACGCATCTTAGACAACACCTCCCCACCCATCTTAGCTTCAGAGAATGGAACAATAATGTCCAACACTTCTGCAACAGTCCTAATCATAGGACCACTCTCTTTAGCCAACTCAGCATTCAACAATGCTTGCTCTTGCTTCTTGTATTCATTTACACTGTTAATTACAGAGGCAGTGTCTACACGTTGCGCTTCTGCACGAGGAGACTCATTCTTTACAGGTGCTGTAAGAGCCTCTACAGAAAACATGTTTCTCACTTCATACTGAGCATTCATTTCATCAAGAGCTGACAATGCTACTTGTTGTTTCTGCTCATCAGTGAAATCAGGAGATGCTAGTACATCAATCAGATGTTTACGATTAGTATCAAGAGACTTCTGCCTTGCTTGTCTTAGCAATTCATCAGATAGCTCTGATTGTCCAGTGGTGTCTAGCTCAGCATTGATATTCTGATAAGTGGTTATAACATCTTCTGGTCTAGCTGTAAGACCTGCTGTGTAGGCGGCAAGGTTTAAGTTAGAGGATTTACTAACCACAGGGGCTACAACATCCTTGCCGGGATTGAGTTCATCTAGTGTCGGAACAACTGGGTTGTTGAAATCTTCTAAGCTTGCCATATATTACCTAAACAAGTTGTTGTATGGGTTTGGTTCTGTAGCTGGTGACATACCACCAATCTGTCCATAATTAGGTTGTACACCTGGTTCCTTAGAGGCGTTGTAAGCTTCATATGCAGCACCACCAAATTGTATAGCGCTTCCAATAGCACCAGCAGTTGCTGCTCTTTGATTACCTCTTGCTATTGCATCAGCAGCACTTTGATTAGCTGCTGTAATACCTTGAGCTGCGTTAGCTTGTCTAGACGCACTGGCCAAATTAGTTCCTATGTTAGTCTGCAAGGCCCCAATAGAACCTAGAGCACCAGAACTTCCAGTAACACCAGTGTTCTCACTGCTTTGTAGAATCTGAGCACGCCTAACACGCTCTTCTCTAATCTGTGCTCTAGTTTGTTCACGCTGTTGTGAAGCTTGTTCTGCTGCACTAATAGCGTTAGCCTCTTTCCTATCTTTAGAAGCTTCCTTCTGAGCTTGCCTTTGCTCATATGCTGAGTAGCCTGCTGTTGCTACAGCAGCTACTGCTACAATCGTACTTACGGCTGCCATTACGCCTCCAACAGTTTCATATAAGTTGTTTCAGTGTGTTCATAGCCAAGACGTTGTGCAAGGCCAGTGTCATGACCAGCTTTAAACATGATTAAATGCTGCTTGACCCCTTTAGCTCTTAGAATGTCTTCAGTGGCTTTCATCAATCTAAGGAATGTCTTACCACCTCTTACAGATGGGTCAAGGTATATACCTAACTCACTGGCAGATAACACTCCTGTCATCATGTCTACAGTGACTAAGTTACACATGTAACCAACAGCAACTCCATCCTTTCTGGCCACAATCAAAGCTAGCATATTATTCTTAACCAGATCACACATAGTGTCTAGATTAAGATTAAAGGGAATGGAGGCACTCTTGGCCTCCACCTCCTTATAATGAGCTTCAGCTAGTGCTAAACACTCAATAACACTCTCTCTAGAGTTTTCCTCTTTGAAATCATACATTGTTATTAGCACTCATTACCATAGACCAACCAAGAAGGAAACAGTCTTTATTGGGCTCTGTTTCTATTAGAAGAGACAACACCTTTCCGTTCCCTCTAAGTTTGTTCTTTGTAGTTACTGTGGAGAATCCATTGTCAAAACCATCTCCAAGACTGCTTGGAATGTAATGACGACGGAATCTGTATGCTTGAAACTTCTTACTCCACTTACCAGAGTTAGGATGATTAGCCCAGTCCCACTGGCTACTTACTAAACAACCAGATGGATTTTGTACATACCAATCTCCATCAATTCCTTTAGTAAAACCATCTTCTGTTTTATTGAAATGGAAGGTGATGTAAGGGACTTGCTTATCCCTCTGGTTATCACCACCACTTAACCATCCTGTCAGAAGATAAGCATTGGCATCCACACCTACCCCATCTACACCTCTCCAATCTTTAAATTGAGTGTCTCTTAGAAGAGAGAATGTGTATTTAATTGTTGGACTTGTGCCAGTCAGGGTAAGATAGATTGTTTCATTATTAACTGACTGCTCAATGGTACTTGTGGTAGTGACTAGCTCTCCGTCAACTTCAACATCAACTCCGTCTACTGTTACAGTTGAGTCTTGCTCTCCTAGTCGGTATGGAGGCACATTCAAACCAGACATAAGCATAGGGTATTTAAGTCCGCCTACTTGCTTAAAATCAAAAGGATAAAATGCGCCAAGGAGGGTATCGAATACCAGTTGCTTTACACTACCGACACCATTAATCCTATTGCGGTAAGTCCAGTAAACTTTACGTTCGTATAAGTCATAGCTAGCTTTAGTGTAAAGTTTATCAACATTGTCTATACCATCATACAACGTCTGAATAGTGCTTTGAGTAATGTTATCAGCTACATAATCACCAAACTGATTCTGGCTAACTACATAAATACCATCACCAGACCAGAACATTACATTCTTATCTACCTGAACTGCTGTGCCTGGAGATATGCACCCATAGTTACTAATCTTAGATACTAAGTAGTTAGTGGCTTTGAATCCGTAGTCACTACCACCTTGAAGCATCCATACACCATTAGATGCAAGAATAAGCAAGGCATTAGAGACGTTAATCATTCTCTGGATGCCATAGGCCCCGTCTATACGAATAAAACCACCATCAGTATCTAGCAGGTCAGGCTCTTCTTTAGAGGTCGGATCACCTTCTTGATAGCATGCAGTTATATCTGTCGGGTCTTCTACAAGCTTGCTAAACAGAATGTAAGATGATAGGTTTGGTGAGTGCTTGTCACCATCTACCACCTCACCACTGAAACCTCCATAGAATACTCTACCAGCATACTCAACAGCAATTGTAGGTCCCCCTGGTGTTGTATCTTTTGGGAGGTCAGTGATTGGATACTGAAGTTGTGAATACCTTTCACTAAGCTTAATAGCTTGCTGGAGCCTACTAACACCTCTGTTCAAGGCATTAATAATAAAATATCCCTTAGGAGCTTCATATGTTCCTACGGGGTTTTGAGCAACATCCTTCCAATTGAATCTGTCAGTAAGTCTATCATCTTCATCATTACTATCTGGATACAATGAGTATGTAGTTACATCAGCGTTAGATGGGAATCTACCAACCTTATTTCTAAATTCTAAAATAAGATCTCTGGTAGCCTCATCCCTTATTACTTTGCGAGGGTCTGCCCAAGTTTGGTTTCTTAGGTTATAGGTATGCTCTTGTGTTAGAGATGCTGGCCTGGTGGTAATGTCACCTCCAGACCTTAGATCAACACCACCTACAATATCTTCTACACCAAACAAATCTCTAATTAATAGGCCATACTCTGAATAAGAGAAAGAACCATTGTTATACTTTAATACCCCAACCTGACTACCACCATATGCTATAACAAGCATTCCATCTACGTTAGTGTAAGAGAATGAGAGGTCTGTTGGTGCTTGAGAGAAGACCTTAGTGTACACTAGTCCAGTGCTTATGGCAGCAGCATTAGTGTCAAACACTTTAATCTCATTACCGACTTGAATCACAATAAAAGTCAACTTACTGTCGCCACCTACGTTGTCCCACTTATAAGTTTCAATAGCAACTTCCTGTGAGTCAACTGCTTTTACAGAAGTAACAACCTCAGTGTAACCTTCCTCAAAGTCAACACCCAGACGTCTACGTCTAGTCCCATCTCTCCTTAGTACGAAGTTCTGTTCATCTAGTGAGGCATTATTGGGGAAGTTAAGAGGACTAGCTTCTGTAATAATGCCAGCAACAAAGTTGTTGAGTTCTATTGCGCTAGTCGATCTTGCCACCTTTATCACCTTTCTTATTGACGTAAGTGTCGATAGCTTTCTTTGCCATCTCAAATGATGTGTACTTACCACGAAGACTCATGTGTACGCTGCCCTTACCAACAGCTTTAATCTCCTTGTAACCGTAAGTGCCATCAGCTACAATAAGATGACCATTGTGTTCTACTTGCATTATCTATTCCTAAATGTTGGGTCTTTATGGTATGCTCGTCCACGACCATAGCTGGGGTATTCAATACCACCCTCTACTTTCCATGCCTTACGAGACAACCATCTATTCTGACGACCAGCTTCTTGTTCAGCTTTAGCGTCTTGTGTTTGTTTAAGCTTTAGAGATGATCTACTCTTAGCCTCTTCGAGAAGTAGGGTGAATGCTTCATCTGGCAGGTCTGGATAAGCATCATCCTCATGCGTCCACTCAGGCATAACATAAGCCATAGCCTGAACCTTAGACTCTTGCAAAGTGTCATCCACTTCTGAGTCATAAGAATCAAAGACGAGATGTTCATCATCAAAGCTAGTGAAATACTGAGGAGCTTGGTCATTTCTAATAAACAACTCTACCCCAGAGTAGTCAGTGATGATATCCACATGTGCATCAGTATTATTACGACTATTGCCCATTCGAATGAAATCATCAGGCTCAATCCACTTAACAGGACGATAAGACTTCCGAGGGTCATTAAGCTTAACCTTGTTGTAGTTTACAAAGCACAGTTCCTTAATCTTATCAGCAAGCCTCATATGAGTTGGATATGCTGGGTTACCGGATGCCTCAAGACTAATCATTCTACGGAGATGAGGCCAGTTACGATTACTCATCAATGCAAAGTAGGTTGACTTAACAATCTGAGCTACTTGTTGGCTTTCAACAGTATCATCAATACTGTTTACCTCATCACCATCCATGTCGTTCAAGATGTCTTGAACAATCTCTAGAAGTGTCATTCTCATGTAGTGTGCCCCACATACTTACTCACTGCAATAGTGGCAGATGGAGATAAAGCCCAAGGCAATGTAGTTGGTGATTGCTGGAACAAACCACCAGCATTAGTACCACCACTGTCTCTCATAATCTGTTGCTTATATGTGTCGCCCACTTCTGCTCTAAATCCAATAGTAGCTGAGAATGGAATAATGTAGTCTGCATCTGGAAGCTTCACTGAGTTACTATTCAGATTCTGTACATCGTTGATGAGGAATCTGTTGAAGATGATGGCCCCACCAGCAGAAGTGGTTCTTCCAAACCTTAGAAACACAGAGATGAGATAGTCACCAGCAGTGTTAAAAGTGAGTGTACCATCAGGTGTTAGTGTGGCATCAGGTGTTTCCACACCACTACCAAATTCAACTTGTAGTGCTGTGTCTAGTGACACTGGCTGTTGAGAGGCTGCTGAAGATTCCCCAGATAGCACAAACTGGTAACCTTCAGATACTGGGGTGTCTGTAATTTGACCGTAGGTAATTGTTCTAAAAGATGTAGAACCATCACCATTAGACATCAATACTTGATTAAGACCTGCTGTAGATGCACCTCTAGGCTCATGCCTATCGACGTCTTGAATGTTTACATGCTCTACCATAAATTTTCTCCAATAAAAAAGCCAGCCACCCATTTCTGAATGACTGGCTTCATGGCCTAGCTAATTAATACTTATGCAGTGACGGTAACTGCTACAGTATCAGTCTTAGAGCCATCAGCAGTGCTGGTGACAGTGATAGTTGCAGAGCCTGCACTAACACCAGTTACCACACCAGAGGAAGATACAGTAGCTACAGAAGGAGCACTGGACTCATAAGTAACAGACTGCTCTGCATCATCAGGGTTCACAGCCGAGGTGATCTGAGCAGTGCCACTTACTGCAACACTGATAGTTTCCGGTGTTGCAACAACACTTACAACAGCTACAGGATCACCAGGGAAAGCAGGAATGATGTCTGCTTCATAACCAGCAGATTTCTTAAAGTAGATCACATAGCGACCACCAGTAAGGCCAGTCACTACAACCTCACCAGTGTTATTATGTGGGATGTGAATAGGAGCGGCTTCAGTAGCTCCAATAACACTAAGACCACCAACAGTCACATCAGTGACCGTTCCCAGTGCATAAGTGTCATCTACTTTATAAACGAAGACACCACCACCTCTAGGCAGAAGATACGGCAAGCCTTGGCTTGCACCATCAACTACATACTCGTTCTCAAAACCTTCAGTCTTATGAACTCCTTGGCCACCACCAGAGGTGCGAGGACCATAGTGATTAGAGACATTGAGACCGGAATTATTTTCAAATGCCATTAGTTATTTCTCCTAAGTCTTAGTTGCTGATAGCAGTGGTGGAGGTGACATAAGCACCGAGGGTATCGAGACGCTGGATACCGAAGCCATAACGGCTACGTACAACGAACTCGTCACGAGCACGATCCTTATTACGCTCACCCTCAGACTTAGGCATACGACGCCATGCACCCATGATAGGCTTAGTCTGGTCATCCAGAATGCACATAAAGATGTTAGCTACGCCATCTACGATGGTAGTGGTGCCATCATTGTAAGTGCCAACCGGGAGACGGTTAGAGGTGATGATGTCCCAACCAAACAGGCTCATCATGAAGCGTTGACCACGAGCCATACCATTCTCAAGGATGGACTGACCAAACGGGGTGACATCATGAGTGATAGTTACCAGACCATTCAGGGTGGCTTCTACAATCGGGTCAGCAATGAAGACACGACCAGTGGAAGGTACGTTAGCTTTATCGAAGGCCAGACGCATACGAATCAGAGCGTCCAGTTCAAAAGCACCATTAGTACCATCAGACACGATCAGGTGAGGGAAACCGTTAATCAGGTTCGGACCAGGATTAGCTTCGTAGTATTCACCAGCTACTGCAAGGAAGTCAGTCTCGAAGGTCTCTTGAAGAGCACGAGTGGACTCAGCAGCACGCTCAGCCATCAGACGATCAATGTTGGTGCCATCTTCACGAAGGTCATCAGTCACGTACCAAGCATCACCTTTGTATTCAGTGATGCGGAAAGTGATCTCACCAGTTTCAATCGGGTTGTAAACCAGAGGAGCATCTTCTTCTGCTTCTTGCAGAGTGACAGAACCAATGGTCTTAATGTTAAGGACAGAACCAGAACCGAAATCTGCTACGTTACGATAGAACGTGTCAGGCAGAAGACCGTCATGCAGGTTCAGAAGAATGAAGTCAGAATACTGTTCTGCTTCAATAAACGCACGAGTGTTGTCTGTAAGTTGCATCTATGTATTTCCTGTATTAATTATTTACGCCATGTCGGGCGTACACTTCTTCTTTGATGCGTGCCATAAACTCGGCTTGATCCCTAGAAGTAGCACCAGACAGGAGAGACTTAGATGGTCGCTCAAGAGGTTTACGTTCAGGCATGTAAGACGAGGGAAGGTGTACGCTACCAGTGGTTGTTTTAGGCGCTGCCTTTTGAGCAGCATTGAACAATGCAAGAACCAGATTAGGATTCTTGCTAGCCAGATCGCCAAGCTCTTTAGGAGTGGTACCAAGCTCACGAGCTTTCTGTTCCACTACTTCACGAGACTTCTCACCATACATGCTGGTGAGGGCTTGTTGCACTTGCGCAGTGTTTTGAGCTGCTTGGTCCACCTGCTTGGCTTGACCAAGTGCTTTCTGTACAAGTTGCAGCACTGCCTGTTCGTCTAATCCACTCGTCGCGGGTGGTGTTCCCTGATCTTGCGGCTTATCCTGTTGTGCAGTGAGGCGAGATACAACATCTTCCACTGTGCTACGTTTCTCTAGTTCAGCTCTCAAAGTAGCCAATTCCTGTTCACGAGTTTGAAGTTCAGTTTTAAGCTGGGGAATGTACTGTTGAGAATGCACTAAAGCTTCCAGAGCTTTAGGAAGGCTGTCATATTTCGGTTGCCCTTGCTCATTCTTGATAGCGTTCAGCAGGTCTGCATATTGACTACCAGCGTCATGGGCTTGATTCTGTTGTTGAGCCGGGGTGGGCTCTTTTACTTCTGGTTGTTCTGCAAATACATCTGTCTGGTCTGACATTGTATAATCCTTAATGGTTATAGATATACTAGAAATATGTCTAGACATTAATGTCTATTTGATTTCTGTTAATTCTTATTAACTTCTATCTTATATCTAATATATCCTAGTATGTATATATACTGAAAATTTAGAGAAAAGAGGACTCATTCATCAGAAATAAGTGAAATAATTTCTGACATGGCTCTCTCGTAACCTCTGTGATCTGCTTGTAGGTATGCCCAATTAGGATTGTCATATGCATCCTTAGAGTGAGACATACGCACTGATGTTGCTGCTTTCTTCTCTAGCAGTTCAAGGAGCCTCCGTCTCATAACCAGAGACTCCTTAAAGTTTTGAGTGATGTCTACAGCAAGCTCTTTACCTACACCTGTAGTCCATGCTGTTTTCATTACAGAGCACCTTCTCCTGGAACTGCACCTTGTACAGCTACATCTTCTTGTGCTTGGTTAGCCAAGGTCTGAGTCTCTTGCTGCTCAGCAATAGCAACGTTAGGCCTAAACACTTCATAGCCCTTAAGACCAGTGACATCATCAACAAACTTCATCATAGCCTTACCGCTAGTATGAGGGGCAATCATTTGACCAAGAGGGCTGTTAAAGATGCCAATGATATTCTGCAAGTCTTGTGCTTGCTTAGCATAATGTCTAGCACCAACAGGTCTGATCTTACCATTAGCAGTGATGTCAGCTTTAGTAATGGTTAAGAATTCACGTACACCAATGTCATCATCCATAACTCGAATAACATCAGAAGTATCCATGTTCCTACGAGCAATCTCTAGCATTGAGTTAAGAGCACGTTCAAGCAACTCAATTTCAAAGCTGGTGATCTTTTCTTGGAAGATACGACCAGCAGCATTCTGCAATTGTTGCACTTCAAATGCTGTCTTCTCACCAGGAGTCCGTAGGCCCATTGCTTCACGAGGAGCACCAGCATACATCTCCATCTTGGCTTCATAGACACTAATGTCGTTCTCTGCCATCATTAGGTTATTAAGATTCTTAGCAACCTCCTGTACATCACCACCTTCATCAAGATGAATCTCAGCACCTGGACCCCATACAAATTGTTCCACCTCACCAATGATTTTAAGTGGAGGATGTACAATCAAATCCATAGCATCTGCTCTAAGATTTTCCAGATGGTCAATACGGTATTGCATACCAACCAGATTGTCCAGAGGACCCATAGCCCAGAGATTATCAGGACGACTACGCCAACCCACATGGTAAATCGGAGCATGACCCATCCAACTTGGAATGGCTTCATTACGAACCTCCAAAGCTCTATCTACCACAGTAATCACTCTGTTAGTATGTAGATCACCACTCTCATGGTCATGATAATCTCCATAGAACTCCAACACTTCAATAAAATCGCCCATGTAGTATTCATAGAGATTACCAAAGCCATCTACAGAATACCCTTGGGCTTTATCAAAGTCCTCAATAGAATACCCACCAAACGATGCCCTCAGACGCTCTCTACGCTCGATAGCAGCTTCCCAGAACTTCTCCTCAGGGTTATCCATAGCCAGACGTTTAAGCTCTCCTAGGGTCTTTACAGAGCGTACAATCTTAAAGCTTTCAATGAAACTATCTGCTAATGGATTGAATACAACGTCCATAGGACTAATACGCTTAACACGAGGTCCAATATAATCTGGGACAATAGTTCCATCAGTTAGTTCTTTGTAGCTAGCTTCAAAGGTGGTTGTGCAGAATGCATTCCCATAGTCAATGTAATCGTACAACAACTTAGACATTTCTGTCCTGAAATGCCCCTCACGGCATTTGTTAGCCATGTATGATTCAATAGCTTTAGCCTTCTTCTTGATGCTGTCATTCTTGCCATACCCTTGCCACTTGAGCCAATCATCGTTGGGGAAGAGGGCACTGATATAGTTTGAATGCAAGTTGTCACGAATCTGACATAGCTTTGGAATGGTTGTACTATTCTTCCAAGGAAGGCTAGCATTACTTGTAGTGGTAGTGTCTGTAGCAAAGATATAGTTACGTAGCTCAAGCCACTCTTCAATCTTTCCACGACGTTGATTATTATAACTATCCCAAAGATGTGCCACCCACTTACTAGCATCATCTTGCATCAAAATAGTCTTTAGCTCAGCTACTTTACGGCTCATGTGTGTTCCTATAGTGTCTGTAAGCTCCTAGGAGCCTCTCTGTGAGGTTTTATATGTTCTACCCACCCTACCCTACGTCCTACCTAAAAGGAACGCCTCCAAAGCGTGTTCTAGGAGCCTGTGAGCTAAGGAAGTCTTGTATGCCAGCAGACATGCCTTTGGATGGTGGTACAGCAATGCCTACAGCACTTGCCAAGGCGTCTTTGATATCGTCATGAGCTGGACGTGCTAGAACAAGCTCTTCTTCAAGAACACTAGTCCAACCACCTTCTAGATGCCACACTTGCATGTTGTCATAGAGATGCTCAAGTGAAGCTGCGATACGCTCTTCCTTACTCCCTTCTGTACGGCTAGGTCTGAACTCTTCTACTGATAGCCTAAGCCCATCTCTCTTAACATAATCCTTAATAGCATTGACAATAACTTTCTGAGCCACTGTAACTTCTGCTCTTAGTTTATTGAAATTGTATTTAGCATGCAGAGACTTGATGTGTTCAAAATATTCAATTGTCTTGTCCGACTTGAATCTGTCAATGTCCATTACATAGATATTGCTTTCATGGTCTATACCAATCACAACAATAGCTGTGTAGTCTGCTTGTTTAGAAAGAGAGAATGCAAAGTCAACTGCTGCATATACATTGAGTCTACGACCATTGTATGTCCATCTACTACCTTCTTTCTTCAAGAATCTTGGATTGTAGTATTGAAACTTCTCACGAGAAATACGATCTGAACCGGGATCATTAGGGTCATTATAATACTGGGCATAGAACTGAACTCTGTCCGAATACTCGGCACGTATACGAGACAGTACACGAATATCAAATCCAAAAGCTTTACCGTCCTCTCTTACTGCTCTAGGCCAGATAAAGATTCCATCCTTCTCTACGACATATTCTTTAATGTCCCAAACAGGCACCTCATCAGTCTTAATACCATCATTATCGTACAGATCATACTTCTGAGACTTCCAAGTATTGTAGATATCTACCGGATGATAGCGTGTTCCACAAGCCATGGTGAATCCACCAGCATTTCGAATAGAGGTGAACTGAGATGCTTTCTTAGAAACACTCTCTCTTCCATCCTCTGTGTATGCGTTCTCTGGAACTACAAGGTCATCCGCAACGATGATATCTGCGTGCCACCCAGTTGTGTTAGTAGTAAGCCCTGCTGTGGATATGGTAGCATCTCGAATGCCCTCAACCTTTCGTTGCACATGGTCAACACTGACTGCTGTAGAGGACCACTTCTCTCTCTTACCTTCTTGTGGGTGGATGTATTCAGGGAAGTAACGCATGTATACAGTTGAGCCAAGAATATTCTTAATGGCATACAACTGAGTTTCTGCAAGACTTGCTGTAGCAGATACATATAACATAGTTACTTCTGGATGCCTAGTTATAATCCAAGCACACCATGTGGCAACCATGTGAGATTTAAGGTGAGCACGAGGGAGCATGATTAGTTTGTTACTAGTCAGTCCCTCGTCTTGACCAAAGAGGCTATAGTCCTGCATCCAACGAAAAATATCTCTATGCACCTCACCATACATATAACCAGGGTTAACCAAGCATGCGAAGAAATAAAGGTCTTCTAGGGCACGTTCCCTTACTTCCTTCGCCTGTTGAGGCATACGCTTGAGTTTTACTTGAGCCTCTAGGAGCCAATCTTCTTCAGTAGACATTCATCACCTTTTATAATCAGCTAGCCGTTTAACATCAGCAGCAAACTCTTCTTCAATCTTCTCTTCAATACGAAGGTGCTTATCTTTCTCTGCCTTACTAGGACGACCAGCAGCACGTTTCTCCCAGCCCCTATCTGCTAAGAACTTAGCTGCTGAGTAGTTACCACTCTCACTAGCACACATATTCATCATGTCACGAACAGCTTGGCTACGAATCTTAAGCTCCAACTCTTCACGCCACTCTTCGATGTGCTTGGACAACACCTTATTCTCACAGAGGCGCTTCCAATGCTGCCAACCCAGTAGATGCTTCTCTGCAAAGGCATACTCAGTTGGGTCTTCCTCAGCAAGGTATAGTTTTTTAAGGGAGGGGTAGTGCTTACCTTTGTACGGGTAGTCATACTCCTTAAGTGTGTACACAGCGTAGTCAGTGTAGCCAATCTCCAAGAATAGGCTCTGTGTCAGTGGCCTTCCCATAATGTCTGTTAGTTTTTCTTTATCAATCATTATATGCTCTCCGCCATCTATACTAAGTTTATATAGCCCCCGGAGGGGCTATACACAAGTTAGATAACCCTCACTGTGACAAGCTCTACTCTTGCTACAAACCGGGCTGTCTTACCAGCGGAGCAAGTGCCACGTATCTGCACCGTGGAACCGCTGGCGATAACATCTACAGTCCACGTCGCATCATCTTCGTGGACTACTGTCACTGCACTCGACTTAATAACAAGTGACCCACCCCTATTAGAGGCAACAAACAAGATCTCATAGCCGGCCTCTTGGAAACCACCACCATCGGTTCGTGTAGCAGTAATAAGGGCTCTGCCAGTCACGGTTGTGTCTACTCCCAGCACAATCCCTTGTGAAGCTCCATCAGCAAGAAGCTGTGTAGCAACTGCACCACTACACAAGCGTCTAAGAGTCAACACAGATGTTTGTGCATCCCCTGGTTGAGCAAATACACCAGAAGCCTGTGCAACTTCGCCATAGATATTAGACACAGCTTTGTAGCCATAGGCGCCTGAGTAGTCCTTCTGCGCCTTACACTCATTACTGCCAACAGTCCAAGCATACTGGCCATCTAGTGTGTTGAGATAGCCACCACCAATGAATCCGTTACGCCCAATCTGACGATCCCCGTCAACACCAATGCGGCCTCCTTGTCCACCGGCAATAGTGCCTAGAGTGGACCATACAACGTTCTTAGTACCCCCAGTGATAGTTGCGTAGTCACCATAGTTCTCATTGTAGGAACCACCACCAATAAAACCATGACTACCATCTCCTACAGAGTTGACAGTCATCACATGGTGAGCGCCACCACAGATAGTCCCAGCAAGATGGTTAAGTAGTGTATCCCCACCACCACCGTGGAATGCTAACTCAGCATTAGCACCTATCGTCACTGGGTAGCTTGGGCCACGGCCACCAAGTACAACAATACTATTTTTAGTGAAGTTGGTTAAGTCTACAGCGTCAGGGTTGAAGAAATACGAGCGACCGCCAGCACCAGCCCCAGAGGTCCAGTTACCTTGTGAGACAAGCATAACAGGGCCAGCTTTGCCACCCACTACATCAGATGGAACAATTATTTCATCTAACTTCCCAGTAACAGTACGGGTAACTGGTGATACTGTGTCGGGGGTGTATGGGACAATATCAGACCCAAGTGAGGAGTCAAATACATCCTGTACAGTGCCTCCACCTTCCCGAGCTACTAGGCCTGCCCCTTTGCCATTAGCTACGCTAGCTAAGTCTTGACGTAGCACAATAGCACTAGGAATGTCAGTGACGTTAACTGTAACTGTCTCAGCCACATCCTTAAGTACATCAGTCTTCAAAGTACTCATACTACAACCTCTCCATTAGCAATTGTCCAAAATGATCCTGTGCCAATGGTTACTGTTTGGCCTGGGCTTATTGTCATTGTAGGTCCAAAGGACCATGCATTCTTATTGGTTGGGATGACAACAGAGTTGTCGATAGATTGATCATGCCAACTAATAGGGCTAAAGGCAGAAGCCTCTAGTGGTACATTACCTGTCAACTGACCCTGTAAGTTCTCGTCTGCTGCTGTACGAGCAGCTATCTCAGCGGTGAGCTGACTATTACGTACAGCCTCAGTAGGTGTCGTAGCAATCCTAAGGTTATTAACTACATGACCATTAACATTCATTGTGCCGGCTAGTGTATCACCGTCAATGTTGTAGTACCTAGCATCACCATCACCAACAGTTAGCAAGCTGTCAGGATCATTAACATCTACTTGAACATTAAGAAGAGCAAAGCTATTCATATCCAAGTCTTGTAGCATTGTATTGTTACCACCTTGACGATGTATCACATCATCGTTAATGGCATTCTCAACCTTATCAAAGTTTGTATTCAACTTACTTAAGTTGTACCCACTAGTGATAGGGTCTAGAGTTATGTCGGTCATAGCTATTTCCTAATCATATATGCACCTTACGGTGCGAGTATACTCGTCCACGCTAGTGGACATCTATAGCTTCCCTTAGTCTTATTCAATACAGAAGTCATATTCTGTAAGGAACACATAACAACATCCATATTATTAAACTATAGGAACCTATCGACTCATTACGAGTAAGACTTCTTAGAATATTTCTAGAGGTCTGAATTTGTATTAGAAATTTTTAAGGTGTAATGCATACATAGCAAGCTCCCCCTAACCCCCTCTGTACCCCTGTGGACAAGTCTGTGGATAACTCTTGAGAATAGACAGGTCTGTCTAGTAATAGGTCAAGTAGGTTGACTCAAATAGGTCAAGTGTATTGACATATCTCCATCACTACCACATTCATTCCCCATCCATTCCTTAGCCTATCCTGGTCTGTATGCCCTGGTATTGCTGGGCTTCAGCCTATATGTGCCTAGCGGCACGAGCATTCCTTTAGTAGTTCTCGTGGCTCTGCCACATATGTCTGTATGTAGACCTAACAGAGGAGCTGTAATTAGTCGATTACTACTACCGACGACACTACTGCCAGACCTGCTGCATTCATCCATCTGCCAGGACGTCAACCTGATGAAAAAAGATGTTGACAAGGTAGGCTGTCAGGTCTACAGTTCGTCCCAAGCCAAGCAACAAATGTCTGGCACACTTGAAAGGGGATGGGCTGATATGACCACTAACGCAATTGCTATAGCTCGTGCTGATCGTCGTGCTCTTAAGGCATCTAAGGTGATGGACAGGACGAAGCAATCATTCGCCTTTCGCCTTGGAGCATTGCTTGCCATGGGCGGTGAAGGTAGAACAATGTAGACGAGTGTTGACAAGGCGAAACGGTTGTCATAGTCTAACCGTCTAGGGATTAGGTCCCTACTGATGAGCCTAAAAATCAGTTGACAAAGCAACAAAATGCTATATTGTGTGAAGCGTCAACGGTGCTAGTGGACTGGGACTAGAGGCTACGGCCTCAAAGGTTTTGGAAGACTAGCCAGACAAGTAACTAGCATGTAAGGCCGTCAGGCATTGTTAGTGAAAAGGTCCATCCCTTGACAAGATACAATGCAACATGCTTCAATGTGACACAAGCATTGCCAATACTGGGTGCTAGAGGCAAGGGTTAAGGGTAGAAAAATTCTTCTCTTGACAAAGGAAACGAAAGCTGTACAATGTGAACCATCAGAGGCAAACGGGCCTTGTCGATTGTATATGACCAACTGTACGTCCCATTAGGGGGCGCTGCGAAGTGAGTAGTGACACTGCGAACCTTGAATGTGTGTAGTGGTGTCAACAAAAAGCTTAGCAGTCCGCACCGCTGGATTGTAGATCGGTCCGCTTAGTGTTAAGCGTATATAACACTCCATATGTGCCATGGGATAATTATGGTCACGGGTCTAGCTTGGACCTAAAAGGTAGGTGGTCGAAAGTGGTCTGACAAACCACGATTAGATAGGAAGCCTAAGCCGAAGTCGCAGATGTTTTTGCCCTTCGAAGTCCCGTAAAGGGCAGAAACCGAAAGGTTTCTTATGTTCACTAGATGATAGTGTGCATAAGAAAACAGACGGAGGAAATAAATATGGCCTTTCAAAAGAAACAACGTGTTAACCACACTGATTCACGACCTAAGTGTTCCAAGCTTGAAATGCGTGAAGCTAAGGTGGCCTATCTGAAAGAGCAGAACACACCTGAAGCTCGTGCTGCTCTGAAGAAGATGAATGATAAAGTGTATCGTGGCAGCCGTTCTAATCTAAAGGAATGGTATGCTCCATCTGGTAAGAAACTAACTGCTAATTAAGAGGAAACAAACATGAAAGCTATCAAATATGTATTCGCTAAGAACGCTGCTGATCTTGAGAAGATTCAGGCCAGTGCTGTACGTTCTGTTCAGTCTGCCAGGGTGAAGGTCCAGGTAGCTGCTGTAGCTACCATCCGTCATGCCTATGACCATGGTGACTGGTCTTATGCTGCTAAGTTAGTGGAAGCTCTTGGCAATACCATCAATGGGAAAGCATTGGTCGAATGGTTCAAGCTGTATGGTGGATTGAAGACTAACGACGAAGGTTTTATTGGCTGGTCTGGTAAGCAATTCATCGAAGATAACTTCGAAGCTGCCAAGTCTACTATGTGGTGGGAACTGAAGGCTCAATCTCCATTCAAGGGCTTCGACTTGGAAGATGCCTTGAAGCGTGTGATTGCTCAACATCACAAGGTAGTGGCTAACATGGACGGCATGTCTGAAGAAGACAAAGCCAAGGTTAAGCTGGAAGTTAACGATGAGACAATCAAGGCTGTGCTCAGTTTGTGTAACTTCGAAGCCATCCTCGATGGTGATGCTCAAGAGGAAGAACTAGATCAAGCTGCTTAACATAAAAGAAAAGGGGGCTAGTATTACCTAAGCCCCCTTAGTATTTCTAAGAATAATGTCTATACATATTGGAAGCTACCGCTTCTGTTTCTTTTCTTCTTGTTTGTTGTTGCTTTTATTATTCTCTTATATGTCTAAGTATGTCTAAGTATACTTATATACTAGAAATTTGAGGAAAAGAGGACGATGAAATCAATATTTCTTTCTGAAAGTTATAAGAATCTGACGATCGGTCAAGCTATGATGCTGTACAAGCATGGACTACAGCTTGAACTGTCAGCTAGTGAACATACCATCTACCTTGTGAAAGGAACTAAGCGATGAAAACTTTCCTTAAGCATCTGGATAATACCTTCGGTTTAGCTATGGCAGGAATAGCATGCCTATCCATCCTAGCTACCACATACATGCTCTTCTTCCTTGCATTTTTTGCTATATGCGGAGCAGTAGGTGGAATGCTTGAAGGCATCTACACTGCTATCGACATGCTCTGGGAAGGAATCACTATTTTCTTCTAGTGATTTCGGGGTGCTGAAGGTCAGCATTTACATTAGAAAATAATTTGGAGGAACCATCATGCGTAAACCTACTAAAGCAGAACTAGGGTGGAAACGTCATCGTGGTGGAAAATGTCCAGTGCCTGTTTCTACTAAGATTGAGGTTCGTTACAGGGACGGGCTTATCCTCCCTTTAGAGGTGAGTGTAGATATGGCACATCCTTGTGCTTGGAGTCATGAGGGGTGTGGTAGTGTATATGACATAATGGCCTATCGCATCTTAGAATAACCAAATATGTTCCGTTAGCTCAATTGGATAGAGCAAAGTTTTTCTAAAGCTTAGGTTATAGGTTCGAGTCCTATACGGAACGCCAATTCCTGGAAGCTCCTATAAGCTTCTATAAGAGCCTTTAAGCTCTTAAGCAATACCATCGCACCACTATATGTACTAAAACGCAACGTAGGCCCATTACAGGAGCTTACAGACACTGTCCTGTCCCTCTAGGAGGGTGGAGAAATGAAACTGTGCATTAGTTTATTGCTTTTCCTCACAATAACTGGTTGTGCTTCTAAGCCAACCCATCGTCCTAACAATTCACATTGGCAAGATAGTGTTAACGACAGCATCTATCTATGCTGGAAGAATGCACCTGAACATTTCGATGAATGCATATACCATCTTGGTGCATACATCTAATCAACCAGAGGAACCATCATGTTTCAACATAACCGCAATGCTAACCTGACTCGTGAATTCGATTATCAACTAACCAAGGAAGATGTCGAAGCATTCAAGAAGAACCAAGCTGTGAGCTATCGTGCTCACAAACAAGCAACCAAGCTGAACGTAGCAGCTAAGCTGAAAGTAGGAGGTAAGTGATGGCACTTACAGCTAAAGGTCTTCGTGGAACCACTGTTCGTAAGCAACTAGATGATTATGCCAAAGCTGAAGGTATGACACCTAAGCAAAAAGGGGATTTGACTAAGAAGTTCTTGGCAAATTTCAACAAGTATGACAACAACAACCCTCACCTATTACAGTTTGGCATCTCTTCTTGTTTTATCTGGACGATAACTGCAGAAGGATGGAGTTTCTGGAATAAGGTGGATGGTATCTATATTAAATAGGTGTAACATGCAAGTGTTATGTGAACATGGCTGGCGTCCTGTCAGCATTTGTCTAGTCTCTAGCATCTTAGTAATCAGCAATGATGAAGGTGATGCTGTCTACACACCAATTCGTTTCTAAGGATCACCTTATGCGTGGAAGTAAAGCTAAAGCAATTCGTAAAACAGCAGCCACCCTCGACATGCCTGCTAAAAGCTACAGTCATCAACAACATCGGGCTAAGCTCATTCCCACTGGTCAGCTTGATGCCAATGGGAACATGAAGATGATGAAGGTTGTGCCTGTAACCATTAGTCTTGGTGATTGCCAACGTGCTGTCTACCAAGAACTAAAGAAAATGGTCTAGCATACAGCTAGACATAGCCCCTATAAGCCCCTCAGATCAATTCTAAGGGGTTTTTAGTCTATCACCTATACGACACTACTGGGTGGTATACTAAAAACTCTTACACGACAAACTAGGAGGACCTATGGACAAAGAGCAGATTGATGCAATTAAGAAAGCTGTAATGGAAGATAGGGAGTTCACTGCTGAATATAGTCTACGTTATACAGCCAGGTTTATGGTTGTAGGCAAGAAGGATCGCACAAGCTTTGCCACTGTGTGCCATGCTGCTCTTGAACGTGAGTATGAACAACATCCAGAAGATCGCTTCGCTGTAGTGAATGGCTTACAGACTAACTACAATGGTATGAATGGGGGTGGTAAGTGGACTGACACCAGCGTTGAGGATAAGATTCTCTATCTGGATTGGCTTTTCAATCGTAGTCCATATGCTTCTACATTCATCAGTAAGAATGCTATTCGTTCTTTGAACTATGGGTTTAGTGTTAGCGACTGTGCCACCCCATCTAACCTAATGGCTGCTGGTCTAGTAGCTACACGTCGTATGTGGGAATATCCCTACATCCTTCGTGTGTGGGTGGACCTTACTAAAGCTGGTGTTAATGAGAACCTAGCCTACTACCTTGCACATCTTTCTTCATGTAAGGTTGATGGTACTGGTAAACTGGCTTGGAACAACCCTGTTTATGGTCATTGCTCAATTGACTCTCATCGGTGGGGGGCAGATTCTTTAAAGAATTTTATCAACAATACTCCTAAGAAACTCAACCAACTTTACACTGAGGACATACACTATTCTGGTTATGGGGGGATGTTCTCTAATAAGGATGATGTCAGAGACCCACTCTATGTATGGATAGATGCTAATTTCCCATACAAAGATGAACAGAAGGGAGAAGATAACAACCCATTCAAAGCAGCTCGTGTAGCACAGGTCAACACTATCTCCTATAAGAAAGGTATTGAACGTATGGCTACTTTCGCAACTAAGATTATGGAGAAGGTCAATGCATAAGGTATGTATCATTGGTTGTAACTCTCAATATCGAATGATGTTCCATAAAGCTGGATGGGAGATTGTCACTAGTGTTGTTGAAGCTGACCTAGTTCAGTTCACTGGTGGTGAAGATGTTCATCCATCTTTTTATGGAGAGCCTTCACATCCCCAGACCTATTCGAACATTGAACGTGACAACTACGAGAAACAAATCTTCGACAAATGCTATGAGCTAGGTGTACCTATGGCTGGTATCTGTCGTGGTGGTCAATTCCTCAATGTTATGTGTGGTGGTAAGTTATTCCAGCATGTAACTAATCATGGTATTTATGGCGTCCATGAGGCTCTTGACAGGCCGACAGGAAACATCCGGTACGTTACCTCAACTCACCATCAAATGATGCGTGTAGGCCCCTCAGCGGAGCTTGTAGCCATTGCTACACTAGCTAGCTCTCGTCAGTATGTAGCTGATGATGGTCAAGTGTTGGAAGACAATCTGGCTAGTCCTGATGTTGAGGTGGTGTATTACCCACAACAGAATGTTTTGTGCTTCCAACCACATCCAGAGTTTCCGGGGTATGAGGATTGTACCAAGTATTACTTCGAATTACTGCGACGTTACATGGGATTTTGACAGGCCATTACGGGGTGCTAAAGGCGCTCATTTAGTTTAGAAAATATTTTGGAGGTTTGATATTGGAGAAACACACACTAGACTGGTTCCTTAGCCACACCGTGCCTGACGGAGATTGCTTAATTTGGACCAGATGTTTTAATACGGATGGGTATCCAAGGATTGCAATAGATGGTCACACTAATGGCAAGGTACATAGGATTGTGTGTGGTCTGTCTCTTGGGATTGGTATTACAGGATTAGTGGTGCGTCATACTTGTGACAATCCTAAATGCATTAACCCAGAGCATTTGTTAACAGGAAGCAACATAGATAATGTTGCAGATAGGCATGAGAGAGGGAGGACTAACAGGCAAGTTCTGGAAGAGGATCTATTGCTAGTTAAAGAACTCCGTAGTAAAGGTAATACCTATCAATTCATTGCGGATAAACTTGGCTGCAACTATAAACGTGTCGAGTACATAGTTAATAAATATCTTAAATAATTGTACGACAAAATGTCGTCTAGGAGATGAGAAAATTTGTGGTCTAGTTGGCGTGGCTGGAAAAATCACTCACAATGAAGAGAAAGCGTTTAACTTTCTGCTTCAATTGGACACTATTCGTGGTCCTCATTCCACTGGCATTGTTGCGGTTGACACCAAAGGTGAAGCAACAGTGGTCAAGAAATTGGGAACTCCTTGGGACTTGTACGATAGTTATCAGTATGGCCAAGCCACCCGTCCTGCTCTTACAGCGATGATTGGTCATAATCGTTGGGCTACCAAAGGTAAGATCACTGCTCGTAATGCTCATCCGTTTGAGTTTGAGACCGTGATTGGTATGCATAATGGTACTCTGACGTCTCAATACTCTCTTGACGATTACACTCGTTTCGAAGTGGATAGTGAGAACATCTTTCACCACATGGATAAGAATGGTGTAAGTGATACCATTCGTAATCTTAATGGAGCATTTGCTCTAGTGTGGTGGGACAAGGAAGCTAATAGCGTTAACTTCATTCGTAACAGTCAGCGTCCGCTGTTCTTCACTTTTGCAGAGGATAGGAAGACTGTCTTCTGGGCATCTGAAGACTGGATGCTTAGTGTTGCTCTTAGTCGGTCTGGTATTAAATTTGACCAAATCTTCGAAGCTGCTGAGATGCATCACTATCGTATGGAAATTCCTAAGGAATCTCCGTACAAGATGCCTGTTCTTAATGGCTTCCATGTCCGTAAGTTGGAAGGGTATAAGCCACCTTACCGGCCACCGGCTGTTGTGCAGAAAGTGGAAGTTAAAGAAGAGAAAAAAGCCACTGTAACTAATATCACTGACACTAAAAAAAAGCCAGTGAAGGGCTTCGCGGAGCACTCGAAGCTGTTGCGAACCGAGTTGCAGTTCTACGTAGACGGTGAGGCTGTTAGTCAAGCTGGACAGCATTACATCCAATGCTATTCAGCAGATGATGACATGATTTCCATTCGTCTATTCCCTGTGCATAATAGTGTCATTTGGAAAGACATCATGGGTTCTCCTAACTTCTGGAAGGGAGAGGCTAAGTCCTACACCTCTATTGATGGTGGTTATCTAACCATTGATATGCGTACCTTGGATGAAGTAGAAGCTAGCACTAGCTATGCTGATGATGGACTTCCTCTCTACAAGATTGCTGGTGGTGTAGAGGTTGATGAGAGAGCCTTTGAAGAGGCTACTAAGCATGGTTGTGCTTGGTGCTCTCAGAGTACAACAACAGACGAGTCAGAACATTTGGTTTGGTTGGACAGTAAGACCTTCATTTGCACTGATTGCCAAGTGCAGGAAGATGTTAAAAACTACCTAGCGGCAGCTAACATTCACTAGAGGTGATAGAAATGACGATGCAAATTCTTGTAGGCTGTGACCCTGAGGTATTCATGAAGCGTGATGGCAAGTATGTCAATGCGCATAACATGGTGCAAGGTGATAAGCAAAATCCTTTCAAGGTTGAGAAGGGTGCGGTGCAAGTTGACGGTATGGCTCTTGAGTTTAATATCGACCCAGCTAGTAGTGAAGATGAGTTTGTGTCGAATCTGGAATGTGTAATGAACATTCTGAAAGGTATGGTTCCAGGTTATGAGCTGGTAGCTGATCCAGTGGCTGTGTTCGGTAAGGAATACATCATGGCTCAACCTCCAGAATCTCTCATCCTTGGTTGTGATCCTGACTTTAATGCTTGGAACAATGGTCTGGCTAACCCTCGTCCTGATGGTGATACAGATTTCCGTACTGGTGCTGGGCATGTGCATATTGGCTGGACTCAAGACGCTGATGTGAATGATCCATCCCACTTGGAAGCATGCATCATGCTCACTAAGCAATTGGACTACTACCTTGGCCTTGGTAGTTTGATCTATGACAAAGATACTAAGCGTCGTACTTTGTATGGAGCTGCTGGTGCATTCCGTCCAAAGCCTTATGGTGTTGAGTATCGTGTGCTTTCTAACGCATGGTTGAAGTCTACTAAGCTTATGCGTTGGGTATATCAGAACACTATTAAGGCTGTTCAGGATTTGTTTGAAGGGAAAGCTGCTTACAACGAATACAATACGTGGGCACAAGATGCCATCTCTAGTGAACATCCTATCATTAGTGATGTTAAGTATGTAATGAAGCAGCTTGGTGTTAAACAACCTCCTCGGGTGGCATAAAATGTCTTGGCCTTATAGTGATGATTGGGAATATGCTAACAGCAGGTTGGCTGAAACTGTGGTAACACATAATGAACGTCCGTTCTTTGTGTATAGTGTTAGAGATGGTGTAGCTATCGGCTACTATCTAGACAATCCTGAGCAACGTTTGGTTAATGCTAAGGAACTTGATACTGTCCCTGTTAAGCTCGGGTATGCCAACTTCAATGGCAAATGTTACTACCTAACCCGAGTACCTAAGCGTCGTGATTGGCGTCAAGGTTTGCGTAAAGAAAACATGGAGAGTATTCCTCGTCAAGGGTTGCGTTATCTTGATTGGAGAACTATTGGACAAACAATCCTTGGGAAATACCCAACCTTCAAGAAATGTTTGCAAGTGGCTGCAACTGGCAAGCAGCTTGCTTGGCATCGTCAATGGGCATTGTCTGGCAATAGTGTGCTATACCGTGGAGAAGAGGTTGGTGTAGTACAAGAAGGTGTAGTGGTGTTGGATAAAGAATACTCCTATCTGAGAGAGGCATTAGCGGAGGTGCTATGAAAAACGTAATGAGCTACTTTGGTGTTGCGCCTCGCTACAAGTGTGATGGTGATCTCGGTATTGAAATTGAAGTGGAAGGCAAGAACCTGCCACAGACACGTAAATACTGGCGCATGGAGCATGATGGTAGCTTACGTGGTGAAGAGAACATGGAATACGTTCTCAGTAAACCACTGAGTTTAGAGGAATGTCGGAAGGCATTGGACTACCTTGATAATTGCTACAACAAGAATGACACTGTGGTAGATGACACTGTGAGAGCTGGTGTGCATGTGCATGTCAACGTACAGAGGTTGTCTATCATTGAGTTGTTCAACTTCATCACCCTATACATCATCTTCGAAGACATCCTTGTTAAGTTTTGTGGGGAGCATCGAGAGGGTAATCTGTTCTGCCTTCGCACCTCGGATGCAGATTGGATTCTATATGCCCTTAGAAGAGCCATTAAGACTGGTCAGTGGGGTCAACTAGTAGATGATGACCTACGGTATGCCTCATTCAATGTCAAGGCTCTAGGCACCTATGGCAGCCTTGAGTTCAGGGCTATGCGTGGTACACGTGATCTTGATGTCATCTACAAGTGGGCTGAGATTTTGTTTAGCCTTCGTGAAGTGTCTAAGCAGTTTAACAACCCACAAGATATCATCCAAGGGTTTAGTGCTGGTGAGTGTCTTGGCTTTATGGAGAGATGCTTTGGAGATAATTTTGATCTGCTCCAATGTAAAGACAGTGCTCGTCTAGTCACTGAAGGTATAAGACGTGCTCAAGACATTGCTTACTGTGTTGACTGGGAACTCTATCGTGAGAAGCCTGTCAAGTATATTGGCGGTCTTGAGTTTCCAATTGATGTAGATTTCCCTGATGAACCTATGGAGAATGTGTAATGGCTAAAGTAACTCTGTACCCGTA